GTTACCTAAAGAGTACAAGATTCCTCTTGTGGCCCACAATCGAAATCAATTAGTCCTACAAAACCGTTCCCGTGTGTTCTATCAGATTGCCGGTAATAAATCTCGTCTAGGTCAAGGTAAAGCCATTACTTATTTGCATGGTACAGAAACTGCTTCATGGGGTAATGAGGAAGGTCTTGCATCTTTGATTGCGTCTTTAGCTGAAAACAATCCTGAGCGTTTGTATTTGTTTGAAAGTACAGCACAAGGATTTAATATGTTTCATGATATGTATGTCACTGCCAAACGAGCTAAAACACAAAGTGCTATTTTCTGTGGTTGGTGGCGTAACCAATTTTATTCGATTGACCCTGATAGTGAAATCTACAAAGTTTACTGGGATGGCAAACTTACCACTGAGGAAAAAGAGTGGACACGAGATATTAAAAAACTCTATGACGTAGAAATCAACTCAAGACAAATGGCATGGTGGCGTTGGAAGCTTTATGAAGGCATCAAGGATGATGCACTCATGTACCAAGAGTTTCCACCTACAGAAGATTATGCTTTTGTGATGACAGGAACCAGTTATTTTTCTAATGCGAGGTGTACGGATGCTGCTAAGATTTCTAAAAAGCTTAGTTATGAAAGTTATCGTTATTCTATGGGAGCTAACTTCCAAGATACGGAAGTGCTTAAATCAACCGAAAGGTTGGGTGTGCTCAAGGTTTGGGAAGAGCCAGTGGATACGGCTTATTATGTTATTGGTGCTGATCCCGCTTATGGTAGTTCTGATTGGGCTGACCGTTTTTGCATACAAGTCTTTAGAGCTTATGCTGACGGTTTGGAACAAGTGGCTGAGTTTGCTACGTCTGAATTAAATACCTATCAATTTGCATGGGTGATTGCCCACCTTGCAGGTGCTTATAAGAACTCCACTTTAAACTTAGAGGTCAATGGTCCAGGACAAGCTGTCATTAATGAGTTGCGAAATCTAAAGAGACAAGCAGCTTCTATGGGTGGTGCTATAGGTGCTGATTTAATGAATGTCTATGGCTCTATGCAAAACTATATCTGGAGACGTAATGATACTTTGGGTGGTATGAGTAATTCCATTGGATGGCTGACAACATCTGCTACAAAAGAACGTATGCTTTCCTACATGAAAGATTATTTTGAGCGTGGCATGATGGATATATTTTCTATGGAATTGATTGAAGAGATGAAAACCATTGTGCGTGATGGTGGTTCTATTATGGCAAGTGGTCGCAATAAAGATGATCGAGTGATTGCATCAGCGTTAGCAGTGGCTGCATTTGCTGAACAAGTACAACCTAGATTGATTGCACAGAAGGTGACACGCCAAGTATCCCGTGTACAAGATGATTACACTGCAGAACAAATTGCCGTAGGTCGTAATGTATCTGATTACCTAAAACGTATAGGAGTGTATGGACATCGATGAGAGTAGAAGTCATACCTAAAAAAGAATTGCATCGAATTATTAAACAATTCTTAAATGATTTAAACCGTGGCATCTCTGTTCAACTCTTTGCGGAGCTTTGTGGCTTATCAGATAAAACTTTACAGACGACTTTTATCTATGACACCACACCTTTGACAGAGTTTGTGCAAAGACGAGTGTCCAAAGGTTACCAATCTTGGCTTAATGGTGAAGTAGCTGTGATGCAAAACATAGATAAGACACGATTTGTGGACTATAGACGTGTACCTAAACCACGTTTTGGTAGAAAGTATGGGTTAAAAGTCGAGAATGGAAAGATTAAAATGGATATAGGCGTTAGAAATAAAGCTGATTATTCATTTGTAACACTAGATAAACAACTTGAAAGGGGATAAAAATGGCAGTATTGCATGATTACAAGTGTAGTGAACATGGGTTTTTTGAAGGATTTGAGCCTACTTGCCCACATGGATGTACAGAAAATGTGATGACAGTGTTCTTACAGGCACCTGGTCTTAAATCAGATGCAACTAAAAAGAACGATAAAACGCTTGACAACCTAGCTAGTGACTTTAAAATGAGTGACATAAAGTCCACCCGTGAGGGAGAAACTCAAGGTAATTACTTAACACGCAACAATGCACCACCTCCAAGAGAAGCAAGACCTGGAGATGCAGTGATGTGGGGTAATGCTGGACAATATAACTTGCAAAATGTCATGAGTGGTAACGCTGTAAGACCAGTAAGAGATGAATCAGTAGGATTTAGACCACAAGATGCAGGAAATTTAACTGGACCTAAGGCAGCAAGCTATATACAAGACCATGAAAACTTAAAAGTGGATAAATAATGCGTATTCCAGAAGATAATGTCAAACGCGAGGAGTTTTACCTCGATCTCATCAATAAATGTGGCGTATCGGCTGCAGAACGCAAAGCCGACTACTCAGCGTTAAGAAATTATTATCTTTTTGGGTCTGGTCCAGAAGAAGCACCAGCGATTTTCAATAAAATCTATCCACACATCGATCAACTCACTTCTTTTCTGTTTTCAGCAGAAACAACACGCTTTTCTATTGACTTGGGTGCTGCTGTGCCTCCAGATGAATTTAGACGAGTGTCTATTCTTACTAAAGCACTTAATGATGAATGGCTTAATAGCAATTGTGACCAAGTGTTTAGCAATGCTTTGACGTGGGCATTATGTTACAACACCACCTTTGTGAAGCTTATCTATCGTAGTGGCATCCACCCTTACATGATTGAGCCTGGTAACGTAGGCGTATTGCGTGAAGATACACCTTACACAGATCGTCAAGAAGCATTAGTTCAAAAATACTACATTACCAAATCAGAATTGATGAATCGTTTGTATTCTCATCCTAAACGCGATGAGATTTTAAAACGAGTAAGCTCTGCTTACCATCAAGGTGGTTTAGAAGTGCCAGAAGGTTTAGATCGAATTGTGATGTCACAGTCTAATCCAACCATGTATGGTAACGTCAATTTAGATTTATCTGGTTACACTCGTTATAAAGCGCGTGTGGCTGAAGATACAGTTGAAATGAATGAGCTTTGGGTATGGAATGATGAAACACAAGACTATCAAGTGGTGACCATTGCTGATCCTGATATAGTGATCTATGACAGACCAGGTGAAACAGTATTCTTAAAAGGCGAATGTCCTTTCATACAAATTTGTCCTAACCCACAATACGATTACTATTGGGGTCAATCTGAAGTACAACGTTTAGTTTTCTTACAACAACTAAGAAATAAACGTATGTCTGAGATTCTTGATCTCTTATCTAAACAAGTGAATCCTCCAACAGCATTGATTGGTTTCTCTGGCATCTTAGATGAAAAGAATTTTGCATTGAATCGTGCAGGTGGTTTATTGTCATCTGACTTACCTAATGCTAAAGTAGAGCGTGTTGCACCTACTATGCCACAACAATTATTTGAAGTGATCCATGAAGTTGATGCGATGTTTGCAGAAGCTTCTGGTATCTCATCTGTATTGTCTGGTCGTGGTGAACAAGGTGTTCGTTCTGCTGGTCATGCTTCACAATTAGCACGATTAGGTTCTAGCCGTGCTAAGAAACGTGCCATCATTGTAGAAGATGCACTAGAAAAAGTAGCTACACTTTATTTAAAATTAATGCGTGTGTATGATGATACTCACTTTAAAGATGTTGACGGCATCCCATTTATTGCTTCACAATTTACAGAAGATTTTGTGGTGAAAGTAGATGCACATAGTAACTCACCAATCTTTACAGAAGATTTAAGACAACTTGCATTTAATCTATTTAAAGCGCAAGCTATTGATCGTGAGGGTCTCATTGATTTACTTGAACCTCCAATGAAACAATTGCTCAAAGAGAAATTAAAAGCAAATGAAGAGAAACAAGCTGAGATGATGGCTATGGCGCCTCAAGCACCTACACCAAGTCCAGCACCACCAGCAACTGATATGGAGGAACTATAATGGCAGAACGTGATATGACAACACCCACTGCAGATCAACCTCGTTATTCAACTGCAGAATTAAATAGACAAGATCAACCTGCAAGTTTACAATACCGCGTACAAGGTATGAAAACTTATGGAACTCGCATGACAGATCGCAGTTCTACAAGAAACATGAAACGTGGATATTAAAAAAAGAGTATGGCTGCTCTCTAAAAAAGTGGTCGCCTTCTTAAAGAAAGGACTAAAAATGGCAAGAAAAGGTCGTAAGAGCCGTAAAATGTGCAAATAAATTGCATAGGTATTGACAATCCTAAAAAAATTGTTTATATCTAGCGATATAATTTTAGGAAAAAAAATGGCAGAACCCTCAGCAGAATTACTTAAGATGATGGAAAACCCAGCATCGACTACTCCTATGCCTGCTAAGAACGAAGCAGAGCCCGTAGATACATCTATGTCAGCGGATGAAACTCCTCCAATGGCATCACCTATGTCCACCCCAGAACCTAAAATGGGAAGCCGTGAAGCCGCATTAATTAATATTGGTATGGCGATGGACTTAATCGAACAATCCATAGCAGCAATTGGTAGTGATTCAGAAGAAGGACAAAAAGTTTTGTCTGCATTTAAATCACTCACAGCAGTTGTTGGCGAAAGAAAAAATAGCGTAAAAGAATTGCAGCAATCTGAAATTTTACAGATGCTACAAGCTTTACCTCAGGCTGGGGGCGCAACGCCTGAAAGTAAAGCATTGGCACAAGCGCCACAAATTCCTGGTATGGGCGGAGGTCCGCAAGGATTACCACCATCACCTGGACCTGTATAATCAATGACAACTAAGGAGCAATAAATGGATTTATTTAAACCAAGAGCAGCTGGTGCACCAAGACGCCCAACTGACAATACACAACAAAATGGTCAAATCGTAAATACACCACGTTTTGCTGAAATGGGTGGTTTAGATGGCGCAGCTAAAGCTGGTCCTAAAAACCGCATGAATGTTCAAAAACCAGCAGACGGTAAAAAAGTAATTTAATTTAAAAGGGGATAGTTATGAGCTTAGAAGATATGTCAAATGAACAAACGCTTGAGTTAGCTGCTTTAGCTAAACAGTTAGCAGAGAATCCAGAAACAAGAAAGGATTTCTTACGCTTAACTAAAAAAGCTAAACCAGACTTACCAATCCCTGAATTAGAGATTGAAGATGCGACAACAAATGCCGTATCAAAAGCTTATGAAAGAGTAGAAGGTTTAGAAAATAAAATGCGTGAGCGTGATGCAAGAGATAGTTTAAATGAAAGACGTCAATCGCTCCTTAAAAAAGGATTAGCTAAAGACGATGCTGACATTGAATCTATTGAAAAAGTAATGTTAGAAAAAAACATTCCTAATCACGAAACAGCAGCAGAGTATTGGAAATGGATGCAGCAATCCGCAGCTCCAACTCCAGGTACAAGTTATAACCCAAGTACGTTGTCCAAATTTGATCTTTCTAAATTTCAGAAAAATCCTGTGGCAGCTGCAAGGGATGAAGCATTTAAAGCGCTTAATGAGCTTAGGAAATCTCCTAAACCCATTGGTCTTTAATAGTAACGGGGATTAATTTTATTAAAAACGGAGATAAGCTATGGCTATAGGTGGTGGTATTCTTCCGGCTTCAGGTTCAACACAATTAACGGAGTTGACTTACGTCACTCGTAGAGCGTTTATCCCGAAGCTAGTCGTACAACTTTATAACAGCACCCCATTGATGGCGGCGTTGATTGCAAACAGTCAACAAGCATCTGGTGGTGTTTCTTCAGTAACTGTGCCTGTACAAGGCTCACAATTTGTGAACGCACAATGGTCAGACTATTCTGGTTCATTCAATCAACCTTCAGTTCAACAAGGCGCATACAATGCTGAGTTCAACTTGAAGTTGATGATTGCTCCAGTTCCATTCCTAGGTATGGAAGGTGCAGTTCAACAAGATGCCGCAGTCATTCCTTTGATTGAAGCTAGAATGAATGATGCAACCAACGTAATGATGGATGCTATGGCAACAAGCTTGTACAACAACAGTACTAATACTCAACAATTTTTAGCAGGCATAGGAGTAGTTGATGCTGGGTTTTCCATCATCTGTAATAATTCTGCTGAGGGTTCTGCCATTTTTTTTCCTAAGTTTATATGCTAGATATAAACAATTTTTAATACATTGTCAATACCTATGCAATTTATTTGCACATTTTACGGCTCCTACGACCTTTTCTTGCCATTTTAAGTCCTTTCAAAATAAAGGCGACCACTTTTTTAGAGAGCAGCCATACTCTGTTTTTAATACCCACGCTTCATATTCCTTGCAGAACTGCGGTCTGTCATGCGAGTTCCATAAGTTTTCATTCCTTGTACGCGGTATTGTAAACTTG